GAAACATCTTCCACAACTCCGTGCCACCAAATAAATCCATATTGTCCAAGAAAATTATTCATTCTACCCCCATACAATTTCTCGAAAGTTCCAAAGTACAAGAATACACAGTATTGAGTGTGTGCTTTACAGCAGTAATTAAAAAATTTCCACTTAAATTTTCATCTGCTTTATCGTCTTGAAGATGCCCATCTGCTGAAATTTTAGGAACAAATATCTTAATAACTTGCCCAACTCGTTTTCTATTATCGCCAAAAATATCAATAACTATTTTCTGAGTCAATATACTGTTGATATGATAATTTCTTGGCAAAAATGTTTTTTCTACTTGTGTATTATCGATAATTGGATTACTATCTGTATAGGCAGTATACGGTGTCGATGGAAGAAAAAAGAAACCAGATCCATTTTTAATAAGTCTACTTGCTTCTGGATCAGTTTCTCTAAAATGAACACCGACTCCTAATTTTGTTTTATCAGAAAATACATCAGCTTCTCTGAATATTTGATTTCTTTTTTGCTTGCGTAAAAGATCATGCACGGTCAGTAAACTCGAAACAGTTCCATACATTATATTCTCCAACATATCAAAACGATCTACTTCTTTTAATTTTTGTATTCTGTGATGACCAGCAGGAAGAATAGTATAATACGGAGAAGTAGTTGCAGATGTAGGGATATTTGGACTTGTATAAAAATATGGAAGAATGTCTTGTAGTCCTTCTTTAATGATATGAAAAAGACTTTTGAAACAATATCCATCTAGTGTTTCGTAGAAAAAATATGGACTATATTGTTTTCCAGTTTTATTTATTGCTTTTGAACTCAACCAATTTATTGCTTTGAATGGAGTATAAGACTTTGGAAGTACAAAAGAATAATTATCAGTAGTGTCTTCTATTTGAAGTTTTTTAGACCAAACAGAATTAGGAAAATGCTTCGTAAAAATTTTTCTAACAATATCAGAAGATGTTCCTGCTACAGCATATCCACATTGTTGTGAATAATTTAAATATGCTCCCTCAGTAATAAGATGGAGAGTATATGTTTGTGACTCTCCTCTGTCGTCTATTTCTTGAGAATCTAATCTATAAACTCTAAACACCAAAGAGGTTGGTTCTATGTCGTCTACATCTGTTTTAAAAATCAACTCTACTCTTTCTTGTCCTGTTATTGGTAATTTTTCAGGCCAATTAAGACCATCCTCTATATACAATTTTGCTGATAGATATGGTGCAAACATATCTTCGTATATTTCGATGGATTTAAACAGGCGAGATATATCAACACGGGAATTTGTTATAAGTGATTGTATAGTTAATTTTATTAACTTATAGTCACCAACCTTCATAATATCCGAACCACTTTCGTTTGGCATATTATACTCTCAATAAACTTTCTAGTTCTTTTATTGCTTTTTCTTTATATTGAGGATGAAGAATTTTTATTGTTCTTTTTTGTTCATTTTTATTTGTTTCGTAATCATAATTAGAAACAGAATATGTGTCCAAATAAGCTCCACTTACTCCCATATATCTTCCAATGTATGTGGAATTAAATAACGATATATCATTTCCAATATAACTTTCTCCTGCACTTGTTTCATGATACTTTCCTGTATTTTCTGAAAATGGATCTACTGTTATACTTTCCTGCGAACCGATATCATTAATTGGACGATCTACTTTAAAATAATTTACTGCACGATATGATTGAATTGATCTTCTTATTTCTATTCCATATGTGATTCCACCAGATACTTGTAATGTTGCTGATCCTGAAACAAAACCAGATCCCTTTGTAGTTATTTTACATAATTGTGGTTCATAATCTTCTACTAGATTAGAAATACTTCCTTGCGTAAGTGTAATGCCCTTCTGTATATCAGAAGAATAAAAAATAGAAGAATTTACTCCTGATGTATTAGTAAAAAATATAGAATATCCTTTATATTTGGATTGAATATATCTTTCAAGAACTATTCCAGATTTATACCAATCATGATATGGATCTATTATGTTGTTGGTAAGAAGTATAATCCAATGTAGTTCTGGATCTCCGTAAATTCGTTCAGCAATATGCTCGGGCGTTTCTCCATCTTTAATACTATATTCAATAAAAATTCCATTACTTTTTTTCAATTCTTGAGACAGAGCGCATCTACGAATTATATTTCTGCATAAAATATATTGAAGAGATTCACCAACATATATTGGATAACCTAAAGTGGGAAAATTAGAGAAATACATTAATATCCTTTTTCTATATCTTGACGAAGAATAACGCTAATCTCGTCAAAAGTTAATGTTATACTGACCCCAACAGGAGAATTATCTTCGAAAGTAGAAAATAAAGATTGTGGTGTTCTATTAACAGCAATACTAGTAAGAGCGCATCGAGCAATTTTAGGAATAAATTCATTTTCTACAAATCCATTTACACTTCGATCTGGATTTGTAGACAAGAATCTTACTGTGAATTCCGCGGGAACTCTTAACATTATTTCTGTAGAAGATTCTTTTGTTCCTATAATTTCTTCTGCAAGAGATGGACTAGAATGATATCTAAATGTTTCGATAATATCATTAATCATTTTAGATTCTTCCTGATTTTTAGGATACATATCCCAAGCAAAATTAAAACTTCTAAATCCCTTACTTTTAAACATTTTTTCTAAACGAGGATTCATTACTGTTCCCCGAAATGCTTGTTTGGCATCAGAAAATTTATTACCCGCTGCACTATCAAGCAAGGCACTTCCTCCTTGAGCAACTGCATCTACAGGACTACCCATACCATCTAATATTCCTTTTAATTCTTTCATATCCTTTTCTTCATAATTAAATGTATCATCCCCATTTATAGAAGTACAAATAGGAAGATATATGGAAACCATTTGATCATACTGCGGAAGATTCATTGCAACATCTGCCACACCCGACAGCAAAACTCCTGCATTTGATGATGCCCAATCTGTCAATGGTTTTGTTATAGGAGGTTTTCCTTCAAATGCATTAATTGTGTTTGCTACTTCTGTTGCTCCTCCTGTGAGAACTCCCGCAGCAGTTTGCGCTGCGGCACCTCCAACAATCTGAGCTGCCAATACAGCGCTCTCTTCAATATCACTTGCTTGTCTTGCTATCGTGTGTTGTGTTCCCTCTAATTGACTCAATGGACTAAACCCACTTCCACTATCAATCTCTGATTGAATAGTTCCAAGTTTTTCCTGTGAAGAACTTATTGTTTGTTCTAAAGTCTGTTTTAATTTTACAAGATCTGTCACATTTGTTACAGGATCTGCTGCGTTGGCAATTGCTGCATTTGTGGTAATTGTTATTTTACCAGTCATAAAATCATCAACCACACTTAAAGTTCTTTTAGCAATTTGTATTTTAGAATCTTCTTCTTTCTTTACTCGCTTTGCATCTGTTAAATCTTTTCTTTCAAATCTCCAAAATATTTTAAATTGCATTACATGTGGAATCTCCTGTGATCCCAATTCAGTTGGAAATTTAAGAACACTTGGTTTCTTTCGTGATCCTTTTTTAAGAGAAACAAATCCCTCTAATGCTTTAATCACATTATCCTCTTGATTATCTTTCAAAGGATCATTTGTAGACATTCCTGTTGGTCTAGTAGTAGCGATAATTGGTTTGTTTATTGGCATTTTTATTATTTCTGACTAATTTCTACTACATATATTTATATGGCGTATCGAGGATTCTTCAAACCGCAAAATCCAACCAAGTACATAGGAAACCCTATAAAGATTATGTATAGAAGTTTATGGGAAAGAAAGTTTATGAAATTCTGCGATTCTAGCGGAAATGTGATTCGATGGGGATCTGAAGAAGTGGTTGTGCCCTATATGAATCCTCTTGACAGGAAACAACATAGGTATTATGTGGATTTTATCGTAGAAATGAAGACAGCAGAGGGGATCAAAACCCTTCTGATAGAGATAAAACCAAAAAAACAATGTGTTGAACCAAAGAGAAAGAAAAAAGTAACTCGTGGGTATATTTCTGAAGTACAAACTTGGATCAAAAATACGGCAAAATGGGCGGCCGCAAGCGAAGTATCTAAAACCAGAGGATGGGAGTTTAAGATACTTACAGAGGACGATTTATTTCGTAAAACCAAATGAAAAGTAAGATACCTGTAAATAAAACAAACGAAAAATCTAACGAAGCATTTCTCAAAAAATATGATATTACGGATAAAGTAGAAAAGGAACAAATAAAATCTAAAATAAATGAATATCTTACTAAAGATAGACTATCTTTAACAGAAGCACAAACTAAAGCAATCAATGTATGGAGAGAAGATAAATTATCTGCAACAATAGAAGATGGAATTGGAGGATTGGGAGGAACTACTAAAAATTATATTGATATAAGTGAGTTCTTACAAGAATCCTCTATGCTATCTCGTCCAAAAAGATTACTTAATGGACAACTTCTGTTTTTTAAATATATTCCAGTTGACAAGAAATTCCTTGAAAGAAAATCAAAAAACTATTATGATATATTTCCTCTTATTTTTGTAACAGAATCACACAGAGGAGGATTCCAAGGAATCAATCTTCACTATCTAAGTCCCGATATGAGAATGATGTTGTTTGATACCATAGAAAAATTACTACCTATAATACCAGGATATAAAATTGAAACAAACAGAACACAGATAAATTACGAAAAACTAAAAAGATCTAAAACAATGCTTAGATTTTTTGCTCCGTGCTACAGACAATACAGATGGTCAGGACTTCAAAAACCACCAATAGCAATTCCATACCAATTTTGGAAACTATTAGTTGAAAAAGATTTAGGATACTTTATGAAAGGTAAAAAAAGTTTAATTTACCTAGACTCATGGAGTGATATTTTCAAAGCACCAAAACCACAAAAAACAAAGGAAAAGAAATGACCGATTCTAATATTAATAATATGATGAGTTCTATTTTAGGGAATGGTGTTGCATTTTCTAATCGTTATGAAGTTCAATTCTATCTTCCCTCTGATTTTATGGGTATTGAAGGAAGTCTTGATAATATTCGTAATTTAGAATTACGAGCAGAGAGTGTTACTATTCCAGGAAGAGCTCTATCCACGACCCCTTACAGATTTTATGGACCTGCAAGAAATTTTCCATACGAACAAATATACAGCGGAGAGATAAGTATTAGTTTTATAGTTTCTGCAAATCTATCTGAACGACATTTTTTTGAAGGATGGTTAAATTTTATATCAAATCCTACTAATTATAAATTCAACTATTACGACAAATATATTTCAAAAATGGCAATAGTATTGTTGGATAGAACTAATAGAATGGTATTTGTATCTGAACTAGAAGAAGTATATCCAAAGTCTATAGGAGATATATCTCTTGGTTACGATAAAAACGATGAAATTATTAAACAAGAAGTAACTTTTCATTTTAGAAAATATACAGTAAAAGAAGGCCGATTTATACAAGGAGTCAATGATAGAGGAATTCTCGCTCCTTTGCAAAGAATAGAGGAACCACCACCTCCTCCTAGAGTTCCTTTGTATCCAGGAAGAAATTTAGCAGATTTAACAGAAGATGATCTCGTATACCCACCTAAATATTCCAAGTATCTAATATAAAAATTATATAAATAGATTGAACTGATTTCTAACTAATCTTGAAAGGATTACATTATGGGTAAATTAAACCTAATCGCCGCCTCTCTTCCATCTTACACAATGACACTTCCGGTAACAGGAACTGTTGTTTCGTTTAGACCATTCGTTGTTCGAGAAGAAAAAGTTTTACTTATTGCATTACAGTCTAAAAATCCAAGGCAGATTGCTGATGCTTTACGGAATGTGGTATTTGCTTGCACAAACTCAGTACTAGATACTAGAAAACTAGGTGTTGCAGAAGCAGAATATGCATTTCTTCAAATTAGAGCCAAATCAATTGGTGAAGAAGTAAAACCACAAGTCAAGTGTTCCTCCTGTCAAACAGAAACAACAATTAAAATAAAACTTGACTCTATCGAGATGAAAAAATCAGAAAAGGATACAATAGATCCTACTATTATCATATCAGATGACTTGAGTCTTGTTATGAGATATCCATCCATACACGACGCTGGTATACAAGATGGAGAGGTCGAAGTTGCCTTTTCTCTTGTAGAAAGTTGTATTGAATCTATAATTCTTAAAGATCAAATCTATACACGAAAAGATGTAGATACCAAAGAAATTACAGAATTAATAGACAATCTTCTTCCAGATCAATTTTTGAAAATTTTAGATTTCATAAAAAGTACTCCTGAATTAAACTACACCTTTATATACGATTGCCCTAAATGCAAAGAAAAGGTAAAAGTAGAATTGAGTTCAATTACTGATTTTTTTCAATAAGCCTCTGCCATAATGATCTATCCGCATATTTTAACTTAAATTTCAGTTTAATGCAATATCACGGATACTCTTTGGAAGAGGTGGAAAATTTAATTCCTTGGGAGCGTGAAATATACATATCATTGTTGATAAAGCACTTAAATGATGAAAAAGCAAAAGAGCAAAATCGGAATCAACAATGGCAAAGAAAAAGATAAACAAAGGATTAGAATCAGCAAGAAAAAAATTAACTGATGATTTTTTAGAATCTTCAGGTGTTCCAAAGGGAAGAGATAGAACAAAATTAATAAAAGAAATAAAGCAACATGCCGATACGGGAGGGATGTCTTGGCCTGAAGCACACGAAGAAGCTCTTACAAATTGGAGAGAAGAAACTCTTGCAAAACAACTTAAAGAAATATCTAAAATAAACGAAAAAGAGAGAAAAGAGCAAAAGAAAGCAAAACCAAAGAAAAAAGAAACTCCTCTGCCACTAGAAGAGGACGCATATCAAATTGCTTTAAAAGCTGGAAGCGAAAAACAAACAGCAGAAAAAGCAACAAATACTGCAGCCATATCTAAAGCAATAAGAACAAAAGAAGAAAAATCTGCGGCGGGTGGACCATCTGTGGCGAGAGATCGTGCAGATGCTGCAAAAAAGAATATAAAAGATAGAGGAGGGAAACCTGTAGCAGATTTAATGCGAGCAACTCCTTTATCTACAGCGATTCTAGAACAGGGCGCCAAAGGCAAAGATAAAGAATTAACAAAATTTGTGCTTGGAAATAAAGATAATAAAGGAGTCACAGATAAAGCTATTGATTTTGTAGCAAAGAATCCAAAGTTATTTGAAGATGGATTAGAAGGAGACACAGCAACTAGATTAGTAGAACAAGCAGTAGATATAGCAAATGCTAGTCTAAAAGCAACAGAAGAAAATGCTCCACAATTATTAGGTCAATTACTGTATTTAGAAAAAATAGCAATTGATGCTAAAGATTCGGAGGTTGCAAAACTAATAAAAGAAATTATTGGTCCTGTCAAAGAATCTTTAAAGAAAAAAGCAGGATGGAAAGGATTATTAAAAAGTAAAGTAAGTAAATATATTGGAAGTATTCCAAAAACATTAGTTGAAAAAATTCCTGTTATAGGTGGTTTCTTGGGCGAGATGATGGGAAGAAAAGAACAAATTAAAGAATCAACAGAACAAAGTGCTGGTGCAATAGAAGAAGGTGTGTCGAGAGGAACTGGTAGAGGAACAATAGCAGCACAAGGTCTACGAAAAGCTGGCAGGGGTAGTAAAGAAGATGAAATCGGTGGCATTGGTGGAGGCGGTGGCATTGGTGGAGGCGGTGGCATTGGTGGAGGCGATGGCATTGGTGGAGGCGGTGGCATTGGTGGTAGAGGTGGCATTGGTGGAGGCGGTGGCATTGGTGGAGGCGGTGGCATTGGTGGTGGTGGGGATAGTGGATTCGGTGGCGGAAATGGAATAATTCAAATATTGCAAAGTGGATTTGAAAGTATTAGGATAGAGTTAGTCGAAATTAAAGCAATTTTAAATGATTTTTTAGTTTCGCCAGAATCTAAATTAAAAGAAAAAGAAAAAGAATTTGAACTTGGTGGAAAAAATAAATTAGATTTAGGAAAAAAACAAAAAGAATCAAAATATGGAGGAAGTATCGGAGGAAAGATTGGAGGATTTTTTGGTGGAATATTTGATGGACTACTTAATAATATAGAAAAAATAGGAAAAAAGAAAACAAAATTAATAGATGCAGCAAAGGCTATAGCAGCTTTAGGAGCATCCATAATTCCTCTTGCAATAGCATTAAAGATAATGAAGGGAGTAGGACTTACTGTAGTTGGTGTTCTTGCTGGATCTCTTCTTACATTGGGAATAGCAGGAGAAAAAATAGGAAAAAAGAAAACAACCATATTTAATGGAGCAAAGGCTATAGCAGCTTTAGGAGCATCCATAATTCCTCTTGCAATAGCATTAAAGATAATGAAGGGAGTAGGATTTGAAACTGTTGGTGTTCTTGCGACATCTCTTCTTACTCTTGGTCTTGCTGGAGTTATGTTAGGAAAAAATAAATCAATAATGCTAAAAGGAGCATTAGCAATTGCAGCTTTAGGAGCATCCATAATTCCTCTTGCAGTAGCATTACAAATAATGAAGGGAGTAGGATTTGATACTATTGAGGTTCTTGCGGTATCTCTTCTTACTCTTGGTGTTGCAGGAGGAATATTGGGGAAAATGTCGTCGATGATGCTAAAAGGAGCATTGGCAATTGCAGCTTTAGGAGCATCTTTAATTCCACTTGCGATATCACTACAAATGATGAAAGGAGTAGAATGGGAATCTCTTGATTTAATTGCTGCATCTCTTATTACTCTTGGTGTTGCAGGAGGAATATTAGGATCAATGTCCTCGATGATGCTAAAAGGAGCAGTAGCAATTGCAGCTTTAGGAGCATCTTTAATTCCACTTGCATTTGCATTAAATTTGGTTAAAGATGTTGGATTTAAATCTATTTTAGTATTGGCATCTGCACTTGTTACATTTGGATTAGCAGCTGCACTTATAGGAATGCCTGCGGTATTGCCATTTATTTTATTAGGAGCTCTTGGAATAGCAGCACTCGGAGTTGCTTTAATTCCTCTTGCCTTTGCATTAAATCTTGCTACTCCTGCAATAGAAGCATTTGGTGCTGTAGTGTCTGCCGTGGGACAAAGCATATCTGATATTTTGCAGTCGTTTATAGAATTTGGAAATCCTATAATTGGTGTTGGATTATTATCTGCTGCACTAGGAATTGGTGCAGTAACTGTTGCATTACTTGCTTTTAGTGCTGCGTCTGCTGGAATGAAAATTGGAGGAGCTGCGGCTGGACTTGTTAGTGGAGTAATGGGATTTTTTACTGGAGGTGCTCCACCAAGTGCAATAGAAATGCTTGCTCTATTTGCAGAATTTGGAAAATCCGCTCCTCTATTAGAACAAGCGGCAAATGCAATAACAAAACTAGCAGATGCTCTTAAATATTTTTCAGGAATTAAAGAAATTCCAACAGGAAATTTGGAAGCACTATCAAAAGTAGGAGAGGCTGCTAGTAAAATTCCAGCATCTAGTACGGGAAGTGGAGCAGTAGGTGGAGCATCAACTACATCAAGTGGCGCAGTAGGAGGTGGAGTAGGTGGGGCTGTTGCATCAGGTGGAGCAGGTGGGGCTGTTGCATCAGGTGGAGCAGGTGGGGCTGTTGCATCAGGTGGTGCAGGTGGTGCTAAAGATAATAAAGATAAAGCAGCCAAAATAGAGAGTGCTAAAGCAAAAGGTGCATCTAAAACACCTGATTTTAATAAACTTGCAGACGAGTCAGATGAAGATATAGAAAAAAGAATTAAAAAGGAAAATCCAAATCTTGATGATGAATCATTAGATTTTAAAATAGATCAGGCGCAACATACTAAAAAACTCGCTGCATATGGATTGCAGTATGGCAGTGCTGTTAATTTTGAAGTTATAAATCCAGACACAGGAACACCATTTGCGTTCGGAGGATTAGGAGTTAATGGGGCATTAAAAATATTAGAGAATGGTGGTCAACCTACTGGATCTATGTTTGATGGAGTAATATATGGGAAAAACGCTGAGTCGAATCAAAAGAGTGAATCAAGTGCAGGACAAGTTGGAAATCAAAGTCCACAACCTGCACCACTCACACCAATAGCATCCGGAGCAATAAGTGGAGCGGGAGGAGAATCTAATCTATTATCATCTACACCATCTGCGCCGTCTGCGACAACTCCAAAATCTACACCATCTGCGACACCGATGGCATCCAGCGCAATAAGTGGAGCAGGAGTAGAAGGGCAATTTGATCTCTTATCACCTGCGTCATCTGCTTCGTTACCATCACCTGCTCCTTCATCTGCTCCTGCTCCTGCTCCATCACTTGCTCCATCATCTGCTCCAAGTAAAGAACCGGTAAAAGGACTTTTTCAAAGTGGAAGAGATTGGCTTACAAGTAAACTATTTGGATCTAGTGAAACAAAAACAGCAGAAACACCAACTGCTATTGCAACTCCAGCACCTTCTCAACAACAAGCACAACCAAAATCGGAAGCAAAAACTGCTCCACTACAAAGAAAAACAAGTGATGGAGCAGGAGGAACTAAAACAGCAGGAGGAACTAAAACAGCAGGACCAGAAGGACAAATTAATCCCTCATCATCCGCAGTTCCATCAGCAAAGAAAGGATATGTAGAAGGAAAAAGAAACGAAGATGATAATCTTGTAGATAATAATGGAGTAGAATTATCTGATAAGAAACTTATGGATAAATTTAAGATCACTCCATCAGGCAACAGTTCGTTAGATAGTGAACAACTGCAAAGAGCAAAGAATAGTGATCGACTGCAATATCAGTTTAATGCAATAACAAGTGAAGAAACAGCAGGAGCAATAGGAATGATAACACCTTCTCCTAATACAGATGTAGGAAAACAAGTTGCAGCAACACAAACTGCAAGAGCAGAATTAGATGCCGCACAAAGCGCAAATGCAGCATCTCAATCAAAGGGAAATACAACTGTTCAAACAAATATCGGTGGAGCAAAAAGTAATACAGTAAATGTAAATAATAGAGGAGATGGTGTGCGAGATACAAGATCTACTCTTGAGATTGCAAGAAAAGAAAGTAGATAAGAAAAAAGCACACGATGTCGTGTGCCTTCTTCCGAACATAATATAAAATTGATTGGACTTATTCGTCGCCAGCCAATTTCTCAAAATACGACAGAGCATCCTCTGTTTCGTCTTCTTGGTCAGAAGTCTTTGTAGTCTTTTTCGCCTGTGGTCGTTTCGCAACATTCTGTGTTGCAGATTCTGTGAACGGAGGTTCAAAAGAAACCTTCTCTGCTCCACCTGTTCCTTCTGAAGCTGAAACTATTGCACGAATATCATCACCCAAAACTTGATTGAGTTTTGCTTTTAATTCGTCATAGGACTTGAAATTCTTTGGATCAGAGAATTCCTTTAATGGAGTTTCCTTCTTCCACAACAATTCTAAAGCCTTATCGTCTCCACCAAGCAACGGAGCAGGTGCTGAAAATTCACTGCGATCATAATTAACATATCCATCAACTTGTCGAATCTTCAACTTAAAATCTGCACCACTCCAAAAATCAAACGGATTCATTGGCTTCTCGTCTTGATACTGTGGATTCATTGCTTCCTGAACCTTCTCGAAAATCTTCTTGCCATACTTAAACAAGAAAACCTTTCCTTCATTTTCAGGATTCTTTGAATCACTCACAATATAAACATTCGAGATATAAGAAAGTCTGCGCTTGCGTTCTCGTGCAATATTCTTATCTGCATCACTTCCACTTGCCCACAACTGCGAATTCATTTCCGATGCAGGATCTTTTAGTCCAATTGATGTAAGAGAATTTTCAATGTACCATCCACCTACTCCGCGGAATCCGTGTGTCCACAGTCTTGCCCACGGCAAGTCTTCTCCTTCAGGAGCAGGAAGAAAACGAATAACAGCATATCCGTTTGAAGTCTTGTCCAATGCAGGTTTCCAAAATCGTTCATCTTTGTAAGATTCCGACTTCTTCACCATCTTTTCCATTTCACTTGCGAGTGTACTATACGCTGTCTTTGATGTGTTCTTTAAATCCTTAAATGACATATGATCTCCTTTTGTTATGTACTAAATGTACGATGTATTACTTGCCCCATTCACTATATCACATTATCCATACCCTGTAAAGCCTATAGAGGTAATTTTGTTTTTTTAGGAAGAAGATTTAATTCTTGTCCTTCTGTTTTTATTTTTTCAATAATTGGTTTACTTAAAAATTTTGCAGCCACTTGCGGTTCAATTCCAAATTTTTCACATACTGCCAATACCGCATCAATATAAGACACACTATTTTTTATTGCATATAATTCTACTTCTTTTGGAAATCGAATATTATTAACATTAGAAATAACATTTTTATCTTTACTACTATTTAGATCATTCATATATTGATTACCTGTAAAATAATTTTTCTTTTTGATTTTTAATATTCATTCGCTCGTGTGCTTTAAATAAACCTTCAGAAAATCCTGAATGTCTGCCGTGGGAATATCCTCTTGCGTATGATGTTTCATACAACCAAATACAAAATGCAAAAATACCACACAGCATTCCAGAATAGATAAAAATATCTGTTATTGTTTCCATACTGTATGTTGCATTTCGAATTTTTTGAACCTAATCTTAACAATGACTCTGTTGGGATTCGAACCCAAGTGTCCTCCTTGAAAGGGAGGTGTCCTAGACCAGACTAGACGACAGAGCCTACCGATTAAAAAGTTAAACTCGTAATCAACTTATCGCTATTGCAATTCTTAATAGCATCTCTAACAGATTGGTCTACTCTCTTAATAACAATCGCAGAAGAAGCACCATAATTGGCTGCATCAAATGCAGAAGTTCCTAATGGAAGCTCAGGAGTATAATAATACTTACCTCCAACAACATATTCCCAATTAGGAGAAATCGTAACAACATTACACATCAAAACTCCGTCCTTGTAAAATTGTTCGACATTTGTATTCGTCAAAAGTTTACTATCAATTATTGGTGGATTCAAACTAACTTGATTCAAACTAACTTGATCAGAACAACCGCAAAGCATTAAAGCAACAATGATAGGTTTATACATTATAATACTCAATATAAAAAGTTTTCATCAATGATCCAAGAAGCACTTCTACTTTTTGGAGAAGGACTGACATATCGCTTATTTTTTTCACGAAATTGATTCCAAGTCAAATCAAAAGGATTATTACTTCCAATAAAGCACCATTCAATGGTATTGAAATTTATCCGTTGGAATTGCGGAGGAATGCAAACTAATTCTCCATCCAATATCCTCCACTTATTATCAGAAATAAATGGAGCAGACAATTGATTGTGTTGAGCATATATTGGATATTTAACAGATTCTATTTTTATAGGATCAGGCTGCACAACAGGTGTTTTAGAAGCACAAGCAGATAAAAATAGACTACAAAATAAAATTGATTTATTTTTCATATGTTCCTTTTTAGCGAATCCAATATTGACCACCATACGGATTACATGGATTGCAAACTGTGTATCTAGGACCAGCATTCAGTCCCATATAAGGCGCACCATAACAATTTCCAAATGGATTATATCGAACTGGAGTTACTAGGTAACCTCCTCCACCACCGTAGTATCCATCACCACCGCCACCACCGTAGTATCCACCACCACCACCACCGTAGTATCCACCACCACCACCGTAGTATCCACCGCCTCCTGAATTTTGTGTGTAACCAATGCCACCATTGATATAACTATTCGTTACACTTCCTCCTCGTCCTCCATTACCAGACCAACTTGATTGACTCCAACCTCCGCCGATTCCCACAGATAATCCACTACCACTCCATTGAGCAGAAGCAACAGATCCAAGGGAAAGAGCAAGCACGATAGACGAAACAGTTTTTGTAAAGTTCATTAAGAACTCCTTTCATTGTAAATGATACCACAGATCAGAACATTGTCAATACCCAATCACTACTTTTTAATATTTAATTTAGGAGTCTTTATTTTTAATAAAGCAGTATTTTTAATTTTTTCGACTGCTTTTTTTAAAAGTAATTTTTTTAAATCACCGATTATTTTATTATTTGAAGAAGTATTCTCCACTACTTATTTATATAATTATGTAACTTAATCCTCGTAAATTGTTAACCATTTAGGAGATTCTCCTCGACGAAGATATGCCGCTTTTGCAAGACACCATTCTTCTCGTTCTTGAATCTTAACTCCTGCTCTGTGCTTCTTTGCATACTTATTTGCTTTATCTTTATCTTCAAAATATTCAAAATTTCCTGAGAAATCTTTTGCTCCCCAAATACCCGAAGAAGTTTTCCATACATCTCCAGATTTGTGTCCTGCAGCTGCTTTCTTTTCTTCGGAAGGTTTTGAGGATGAAGCAGTTGCTTTTGGTTCAGGAGTTGGTTTTGCTTTAAACACAAATTTACGATCTTTACCAGATCCTGATCCTTTTTTCAACGAAGAGAAAAATTCAATTACCTTGTGCTTTGCAAGCTCAAAATTATCTTGTCCTGCTCCTTTGTGAAACTTCATAAGAACTTTACCAATTCCTGCTTCTTCGTTTGTGCCGATATAAAAGAAATCTTCGTTGTTTTTGTACATAACAGAATGTTGTTCAAATTCTCTACCCAAAGTCACAATTTCTGTTTTCTTAATTTCAGGAACCATAAGACTTAATTCCACAACTTCTCCCTGATCTCCTTTATATCCGCCACGCAGTTCAATATATCCGTATCCCATTTTACGAACCTTCTTTTTAAGTTCGTCGTGCCGTGCTTGATTATCTTGTTCTGAATTCTCACTTCTGTATGACGAGACTATTCCAAAGTCTCGTGCATCGTCTTCAACCATTTGAAATACTCTAGAAAGTCTTGCTTCGATAAGAGGAACTTCTGTTAATTTCTTTTGTAGAAGTGCTTCTTGTAATTGTTGAGGCGTAATGAACTGTGTAAATTTCTTCATATCTGTATTTATACTCCAAAAGCGATGGAAGGATTCGAACCCTCGTGAATGCCTGCAAGACCCACCTTGCCGCACCGCTTCAACCAAAAATAAAACTTACTTCTTGGTTGTTACTTTAGAATTTGCCCAACGAATGGTATTGACTTCTTCTGTCAATTCATCCACCTTCTGTGTCACTTCCGTCTTGGCAGCATCAATCTCTCGCCAAATAGCTTCGTTGTGAGTATCTTGACCACTCATTCGTGAATCTGCTTCTGCTTTAAAACGATCAAACAAAAATAAACAACAAGTAGTACAAAAGAAACTATAGAATCCCACAATCATCATTGCAGTAGTTGCAGTAATTGGTGTCCAAGCATCGGGTGTGTATGCGTTGACAACAAACAGAGTAGCAAAACCAACAAGACAAACCGCCGCATATGCTCCAAAGATAAAATTCCGATTCATAATAATAACTCCTATAGGACTCAACTTAGTTTCAACATCACACGAGTCCATATGTGTGATGTTGTTGGATAAGGCACAACACAATGAAAATGAGTGGGTTCGATGGGATTCGAACCCATGACCACGGAATTAAAAGTTCCATGCTCTACCAACTGAGCTACGAACCCTTTTATTAGAAATTATTCAAGAAAGAGCAAACACAGAAATAGTGTTACCAAAAGAAACTCCTACTACTTGAATGGGAAGTAACAGAGTATCATTTCCTGGAATAGAAATTATAGTAGAAGCACTTACTCCTGTAAGTCCTGTAGTATACAAATTAACAGTTGTAGTGGTGCTGGTGTTTGTAATAAGAATTGCTTTTACGCCGTGAACTTCTTGATTTGTTGAAAGTGGTCTAGTAACAGTATAAATCATACTACAATTCTCCTTGTCCACTATTTAGACACACGATAAGATTCATCAGAAGTTTTCCACTTTCTTTTCCAAGAATTGTAATGACCCGACCAATTTTTCATTGAAATAAATTCAGGTTTATTTTGATCTTCAGACCATACCCACCATCCTGATGCTCGTTCTGAAAGCAATCGCAAACAAGCACCATCTTCTGTCATTCCAATTAAAGATTGAGCCCACAAATCGTATTCTAATCCATCTTCCCATTCAGTTTCATATATGTCACGAGATATTCCGCACATAACACGCAACAAAATTCTATTGTGCATCTCTCTTTCGCTTATTGGTGGAGTGTATTCGTTTTTTTCTTTTCTTTTTAGAAAAAGCAAGATCCCAACCCCGTGCCCAAGCTTCTGCATCCACTTTCCTATACTTGTCTCCTTTACCTGCGCCATGTTTTTCTCCCATATAAAATAGTTTCTTTATACCCGCATTCCGTTTCTTTGCCAAACCGCCAATTGACCTCCACATTCAGATATCCACAATTCTGTGGCATCTATTTGCCATTCTCCTATTGCTCTAGTAATAAGAGATTCAATACAAGTATCCTCATCAATTACTCCAAACAACTCATTTTTATGCAATACATTTGGTCGCATCAATCCAAGAATCCATATTCCTGAATCTCCATAGTCAATGAACGGAATAGTATCAGAGGATTTGTAATCAAAACTATTTAGTGGATAATGCATTGTAATTTAAAATAGGCTGTCCAGGTGTTGATCCTGATTGAATCCGTTATAAGCGGATCTGCGAAGCCGTCCGCCCACAGCCCAAAGTGTCCTTTACGGTTAATTTTTTATTTGAAACATGACCACTAGGCGATTTAATAAAGTAATTGCTTGTTTGTCTATCGGCATCGTTTCCGAGTCTACAAAGAGGATCTAAATCCGAGGCAATACCGTTCTGCAATGCCGTTAGAACCTCCGTGGATCGTTTCAGAGCGATTTCTTCGTTCTCTCCGAGTGGAATGTCGATGAAGAGTCTGTATCCTTGAATAGTCATTGTATTAAGTATACTGTGTTGTGGTTCTGTGTCAAGTACATTACGCTATAATGTATATTTAATTTCGAACCATCAAGAGAGATTTAAAATCCCTTTAAGCGCCTTAGTGTTCTTTTAATTGACCTTTATTGAAAACCGACACATCCATTTAGACAAGTTTTATATTGAACGACACGGATTTATTATTTCATTTAGTATTTTATTATAGAAGTTCGTTTTCTTCTCGTAATAGACGATCTTCTAATTTTTGAGATGCTCGCATTGCTGTTCTTAATCTTGTCATTGATACGGCAAGGTCTCTCCAAGTAGACTTATCTAGCAGATATGATTCGTATATTTCAATAGTCTTTTCTGATGCTACGATCAGTTCAAGTCTAATATCCCGATTTATTTCGTCGCCACATTTTTTTGCCATTGTTGTACTCCTTTTTAAAAAATGCTGCTATCCGGTTTGCCCATCCTGTTTTCAACACATCTTTCTTTATTGCTTCCTTTTTTACCAATTTAGATATTTCTTTTTCGGACATGAATTCATATTCTAATAATTGTTGAATTTGTTCTGTCATAATCATTGGAGTACTTTTCTCATATTTTAATTTGGCAAAATTGATTAAAGATTCTATTGTTCTTGATTGAGTAACCATATTCCACCTTTCTCCATAATTATATGATTCGTATATACCATACCATCCTCCTTCAGAGTCTGTTCGAACAAGATCTATGCCAATTATATGTTTATCGTGTATCATATAAACTCCTTCTTTTATTTATGAAAAAAGCAACTGCGTGGTGGCAGTTGCTTTAAAAAAA